AGATTAATCCCGAACAAGCATTTTGTAAAGTGAAAAAGATGCGTCCTATCACAAAGATTGCCGTAATTGATAGTGGAATTGATCCGAATCATCCAGATTTAGCAGAAAAAATCATAGATCCAATTAGCTTTGGTTCAGGTGATCCAACAAATTATATAGATGAAATTGGACATGGAACACACGTCGCAGGAATTGCTGCTGCTATTACGAATAACAAGATTGGTGTTGCAGGTGCAAGTTATAATACTGCGTTGATTGTTCCAATTAAAGTGAATGATAAGACTTCTGACCTTTTCATTACAAGTGCTATCAAGGGGATTATGTATGCGATTGACAAAAAAGTGGATGTAATCAATATGAGTTTTGGTTTTGCTATTTATACACAAGCTATGCAATTAGCATTAGAAAAAGCATGGGAACAAGAAATTGTTTCGGTAGCCGCAGCTGGGAATGATGGGAATGAACAACTTAGTTATCCAGCGGCATACAATTTTGTATTAGGAGTGAGTGCGACTGACAAAACTGATAGATTAGCAAGCTTTTCAAGTTGGGGGGTAGACGTTGGGATTACAGCGCCAGGTACAGACATTCTGTCTACTGTACCAGGGAGAAATGGTGATGTATTTTATACTACAATGTCAGGAACTTCTATGGCGGCTCCATTTGTAAGTGGGGTAGCAGCGATGTTACGTGCGATCAAACCATTGGCAAGTAACCAGGAGATAATTCAGGCGATACAACGTTCTGCCCGGAGTTTAAACACAAAGAATAAGGAGTGGAGCCCATTTTATGGCTATGGGTTATTAAATCTAAGTGCAGCTGTGCAGGAAATTAAGTGTCCGCAGATTCCATATGGAGATTATTGTGAGGTTTTAGGTTCTTTTTATGGACAAGTGGTGGATAGTGATGGGAATCCTGTTGGAAATGCTACGGTAGAGGCTTTTGTAGGCGAGCTAGAAACTGAAAATCAGAAAAGTACTAGGAAATATAAAACCAAATGTACAACTTACGATGTAAATGGGAATTGTACACAAAGCGATGGCATGTTCCGCCTATCTAATTTGCCAGGAGGAAACTATACTATTGTAGGTGTGGGCGTTGATCCTAACACACCTAAACCGATAGTTGGAATATTGGTAGAGAAGGTTGTATTGGGCACGGACGTATATGTAAAATTAGTATTAGAAGATGTTCCGGCAGCTGCAACAATTGGATTTTAAAAAATAGTGAGTAATTTTTAATATCATATTTGTATTGGATACAAATACAAATGATAATGACTATAACAAAAACTCATAAGAGATATGGGTATATACTTTATTCTACTTTTGGTACTATATACCTTTCTTATAAAATAAGAAAGTATAAATTTTTAAGCACGAAGTGTTTCTTTGGGAAGCTTGCTGTATAAGGGATTGTGAGCAATATTTTGGAGATTCACTATATCAAAAAGGACCGGGTGATTTTTCCCGGTTTTTCTTAATTTTGGATTTTTCATTTTTATTAGAAATTTACTGCGGTTATCCAATGAAAAATGGCATCCACTTTGTTTTGTTATTGTCCTTTGTCTAGAGACTAATAAGTGAAAAACGCGGTGTTATAAGGAATCTAGATTTTAATTTGGTTTTTAAAACCAAAAAAGGAATTTATTTTACATATACTCCTTCTCCCTGAAAATGTAAGATTTGAATTAGAAAGCGCCTTTTGAAAATAAATCAAGAACAATTGCAAATACTTAAAGATAGAAAAAATAATATTTTTGGATTTGAAGAAATATGAAAAGTAGTTATTATTAGCTTTCATTGATCATTTTATAGGAACAGTAGAAGATGCTATTTATGAGGGACTGTTTTATATAAGTGTTAATGACATAGTCGCGTGTTGGGTTATAAAAGCTATAACGGTCATTACGTTGTAGATTAGGGGGAATCATTATGCACGTTAAGTTATATATGTTTTTGTGGTTTATGTTTTTTGTGGTTCCACTAATATTTTTACCTAAAATTTTCCCGGATAATCAAATAGTACATTGGGTAAGCCTGATTTTTACCATATTGTTATTTATATTGTTGATAGCTAATTATATAGGTATGGAAAAGGAAGAGAAGAGAAGAGAAAAAAGAAATAGGTTATGTTAAGAGGTTTAAAAGAGTGTTGTATTTCATAGAGCATCCAATAATTTTAGGGTGCTTCTTTTTTGTGGGGAGAATAATAAATTCCTACAAAACAAACGAACACAGCGAACGAAAATAGAGATAGTGAAAAAGATGAGGTTTTATGTATCGTAGTTACATGTAACCATACGTATATTGTGTATGTATAAATGGTTATCAAAAATACATATAAGTCTTTCGGTAAGAAGTCACCATTCTTCTTCTCTATTTACCTATCCTTATATTTTTTATAATTTATTATGATATCGATGTTGATTTAAAGTGTATGAATAAGACTAAAGCATCCAATCGGGTGCTTTTTTTATTTCGCAAATATAAAGACTGGTGTAGATATGCAACCTTTAACAATACCAGAAATAATAAAACTGTATGAACAAGACAAGATCATTAAATTTTATAAGCATCCATATTGGCGAAAGCGCATAAGAATGTTAGCGCTCGAACGAGATAACAGTGAATGTCAGGAGTGCAAGCGCAAAGGTAAGTATAGCAAGGGCAGGAACGTCCATCATATCAAGGAGTTACGTGATAGACCAGACTTAGCGTATATACTAAGCAACCTAGAAACACTATGCATTCAATGCCATAACAAAGAACATGGCAAGGAGAAGAACATAGTGAAGAAGCGTTGCACGATAGTAGATGAAGAGAGGTGGTAAGTGTGGATAGCTTAACGATGCAAGGTAACAAGTATGACTTGCAATTCATTGAGAGTATGACTGGTTTCGAAAGAGAATGTACATTAGAGGAATTCAATAAGCTATCTCAATTCAAGAAAGATATCTACACAACATACAAACAAATACGTCACATATGTAATCCAAGAGCTTGCGAGAAGACTACACTTGAAACTGTAAAGAAAAGTCTACGTGAACATTGGTTAGAACATTATCTAAATATGACATTAACAGAAGCTCACATTGTTATTGAATATGCTGAGCTATTCTTTGGTTTAGCTATAAAATAATTTGAAACAAATTTCCTGAGACACCCCCCGGATAAAATATAGAAAAATTTTTGCTGGGGGACCGAGCAACGCGGGGGGGAGATTTGTCTTTTTATTTTTTGCTTTTCGCGCGCGGAACAGAAAAAACGCATGTTATTTCGATATCTAAATTAATTAATGAAAGTGTGGTGATACCGTGACAATCAAGAAAAAAAACTATGAATTGGCTTTTGAAGACTATAAAAATGGTATGTTATACGCTGATATTGCTACAAAATATGGCGTTGCTGAAACTACTGTCCGAGATACCTGGCGTAAGCGACATTGGAAAGAAGCGTTAAAAGAGCATACTAACTTACGAGATAAGATCCGTGACGCTTTACTAGGTCAAATGAGGTCAAACGGTGTCATCCACGGACATTTTCTTGATTTAGTGGAGGATTACATGGCGATGTGGGATATCAAAAACAATTTGATTGCTGATATCGAAGAACGCGGTGTATCTGTATTAGGTGCTAATGGATTTATGAAGAAAAACGATAGCATTAATGAATTGAATAAGACTAATACACAAATGTTAAAGATTCTTAATGAGTTAGGTCTTAAAGCAGTAAGTGAAGAGGTGGACGACGATGATGCAGAAGTCTAATCTTCCTTATAAATATCACCCTTACATTAGTGAGTACATGGATAGTGTGGAAAGCGGATCTATCCGTTCTTGTAATGAACAGAAGCAATTAATGGCCTTAGTTCGAAAAACTTTAGATGATCCAAATGTTTATGTTGACGTTCAAGCGATTGAAGATAGTGTTAATATTCCTGCTAAGTATTACTCGTTCGAATTGTTTTCCTGGCAGCGCTTTGTTAATGCTTGTGTGTTCGGCGTTCGATATAAAGACACCAATCGTCTTGTTTGGAATCAAATATTAATATTAATGGGTCGTGGTGGCGGTAAAAACGGTTATGCTGGATATTTGAATTTTTATATGATTTCGAAACAGTTCGGAATTGATAATTATCACATTGAATGGATCGCAACATCAGAAGAACAAGCAAAAACTACATTCAAAGATGTGAAGGATGTAATAGAAAAACCTGCAAATAAGGTTTTAAAGAAATCATTTAGTGCAACTAAAGTTCTTATTCAACACAAAACACATAAATCTCACATTAAATACAATACTTCTAATGCTAGAACGAAAGATGGTTTACGTCCTGGTGCTGTTTTCTTCGATGAAATTCATGAATATGAAGATTATGCATCCATTAAAGTATTCCGTTCGGCTTTAGGTAAAGTAAAAGATGGTCGAACATTCTATTTAACTACCGACGGATATGTTCGCGGTGGTGTTTTAGATGACTACAAAGAGAAATCGCGCATGATTCTAAGCGGAGAGGTTGAAAACAGTAAGATTTTCCCGTTTATTTGTAAATTAGATTCCGAAGAAGAAGTCGAAGATATTGCAAACTGGGAAAAAGCCAATCCTTCCATTCGAGATAACACAGAATTATTCGAAACGATGAAAGAGGAATGGGCGGATTGTCAGACCAACATTCCGATGCATGTGGAATTCATGACAAAAAGGATGAACATTCCGAAGCAGCTATTTCAACATAAAATTGCTACTTATGAGGATATCCTTGCAACGGATCAACCTTTACCCGCTGATTTACACAAATATGAATGTATTGGTGGTGTGGATTACGCAGAATTACGCGACTTCTGCAGCGTCGGCTTGCTATTTAAACGAGAAGGCAAGCGTTATTGGATTCATCACACTTTCATATGGCATCAGGCGTTAAAAATGCAAGATATTAACCAAGATATTATAGATATTGGTGTGGAAAAAGGACTCTTCACCATCGTCTACGATAAAGAAATCGAGCCCAAACGTGTTATCAATTGGTTTTTAGAAAAAGCGAAAACATATGACATTAAGCGTATCGCGATTGATAAATTCCGTTCTGTAGTCTTGAAACCTTTATTAGAAGAAGCTGGTTTTAACGAAAGAGTTGAGGTAGTGCGACGCGGTCCGTATATCCACGGGATGTTAGACCCGTTAATCCAACATCTATTTATCAATCATAATATTGTTTTCCACGATGATCCTGTTATGCGTTGGTATTGTGGGAATATCTATGTGGATGAACTAGGAAATGGATCAAAAGAATATAAAAAAATCGACCCTGTCAAAAGAAAAACTGACGGGTTTTTCGCGTTCACTCATGCCCTCAATTTCGATGGTGATCTTGAAGACTATGCAGTCGATTTAAACGATATGCAAGTATGGTCATTCTAAGAAGGGGGGTGAAAAAATGGGTATTCGTAATCTTTTTAATTTTGTTTTAGGTACAAGTGATAATGGGACAACTCCAGATGTTGATTGTAGCGTCATGACACTTAAAGCTGAAATTGCTTATAAAAAATTGTATGTTAACGCTGCTATTGATCTAATAGCTCGTAGTTTAGTAGCTTGTGACTTTGAATCATACAGAAGTGGCAAGTTGAAAAGAAGTTTGAACTATTATCAACTAAATGTATCGCCAAATAAGAATGAAAATGCTCATGAGTTTTGGTGCAAGGTTGTTCATCAGTTAATTTACGAAAATGAAGCGTTAATTTTGCCTATCGGAGAAGAAATGTGGGTAGCCGAATCGTTTCATCGTGAAACTGCGAATGGGTTCAATGAGTATGTTTATAAAAGTATTTCGATTAACAATCATCTTTTAACGAAAGAATTTAAAGAGCAAGACGTTCTACACTTGAAGCTTTCTGAAGAGTCGATAAATAGTGTTATTGACAGTCTTTATAACTCGTATGGGTTATTGCTATCGAAAGCGATTACGGATTATAAGGGAAACGGAAAGCTAAGATACCTCTTTAAAGGTAGTTTTATGACTTCATTAACAGATAAGGAAGGCGAAGCGTCAAAAGCCTTATTTGAAGAAAAAATGAAGGATTATATGAATCCTGAAAAGTTAGCGTCCGTTCTTTTTCTTCCTAAAAATGTAGAAATGGAAAACCAAAGCAAAGATCCTAGAAATTTAGATACAAGAGATATTAAAAATCTCGCTAAAGATATGCTAGATTTCGTGGCAACTGCCTTCCACATTCCTCCATCTTTATTAAATGGAATAAGTGAAGGAGGCATTTCAACTTCTGGAAACCCAACAGGAGATTTGGATAACTTCATATTATTTGCTGTTCGTCCTATCGGTGACATGATTGCGAATGAATACAACAAAAAAATGTTTACGCGTGATGAATATTTGAATAAAACATACGTTACATTCAGCATGGACAACTTCAAATTGTTTGATCTTACTAAGTTTGCTAATTCAGTCGACAAGTTATTTGCAGTCGGCGGCATGAGCATAAACGATGTATTAGAACGATTAGGAAAAGAACAAATAGAAGAAGATTGGGCCGATGAACGTTATGTCACTAAGAACTATGAGAGAGCAAGGATAAGCGGAACTATGGAAGGGGGTGAAAATGATGGAAACGGAAAAGATTCAACCGAAGTTCCTAATGATGGAGAATCAGGAGAACAGTAAAAAAGTTGTTGCTTATATGCATGGAACAGTTGGCGCTGGTTGGTGGGGCGATATTAACGCAAAGAAAACGCGTGAAATGTTCGACAATATCGATGCTGATGAAATCGAACTACACATTCATTCAGGCGGTGGTGATGCATTTGAGGGTATTGCGATTTGTAACTACTTAAGAAGTCATAAGGCTAAGGTTACTGCTGTAGTTGATGGTCTTGCTGCTTCCGCTGCTTCTTTGATTGCAATGGGCGCTGACAAAGTTATCATGCCATCTAATACAACAATGATGGTACACCGTGCCGCAACCTATGCATACGGTAACGCCGATTCATTGGAGAAGCAAGCCAAAATGTTACGCGATGTTGATGATGCTTTGATCCAATCATATAGAAATCGTTTTAATGGCCAATTTCACGAATTAGAAGCGCTACTCGATAACGAAACTTACATGACTGCTGAAACAGCTAAATCTTATGGTTTCTGTGATGAAATTGTAGATTCAATAGATATCAGTGTGGAAAGCGAAGAAGACGTTATCGAAGAACCTGAAGAAGAAGCACCTATCGAAAACGAAGGTGACAAACGTATCCAAAACGCTGAGAAATCAGCAAACTTTATGGCTTCATTATTAAAATCTATCAAACTATAGGAGGTACTTTACTATGGGTAAAGACTTAGAAACGAAAGTTGACAATCAAAAAAATTTAAGCGAGGTTTTAGCGTCGGGAACACCTGAACAAGTAGACAACGCTTTAGTACAATTCGCACAGGGTATTCAAAACGAAATTTTACAACAAGCTTCTGTACAATCTAGTGACCAAGCTATCCTGGCTGCACGTGGTGGACGTGCTTTAACTAGCCAAGAAACAAAATATTACAACCAAGTAATTGCTGGCAATTCATTTGCTGGTACTGAAGCATTAGTGCCACCAACTGTTATCGAACGAGTATTCGAAGATTTAGTTGGTTCTCACGAATTACTATCTAAAATTAACTTTGTTAACGTTGGCGCTTTAACAGAATGGATTCTTAAAAAGGGTGATGTTCAAACAGCGTTCTGGGGCAAATTATGTGCTGCTCATAAAGAACTTTTAGACGAAGGTTTCGAAACAATTAACATGAATCAATACAAACTATCTGCTTTCATGCCAGTATGTAAAGCAATGCTTGATCTTGGACCAGTTTGGTTAGACCGCTATGTTCGTACAGTATTAGTTGAATCTTTAAAAATTGCTTTAGAAGTAGCGATTGTTCGCGGTACTGGTAAAGACCAACCTATCGGTATGATGAAAGATTTATTGACTGTTGCTAACGGTGAAAACGCTGATAAAGCTGTAACGGGCGTTCTAAAAGACCTTTCTCCTTACACATTAGGAAACATCATGGCTTTACTTACTCGTGACGGTAAACGTAACCCTGATAACGTAATGTTAATTGTGAATCCAGTTGATTACTGGGCTAAAGTCTACGGCTATACTACACGTCCTAATGCAGATGGAACTTATGCTTACAATGTTCTTCCGATTCCAGGTTCTATCGTTAAATCTAACGCTGTTCCAAAAGGGAAAATGGTTGTAGGTATGGCGAAAGACTACTTCTTAGGGTTAGGTGGCGCTCAACGTTTAGATGTGTATGACCAAACTCGAGCTATTGAAGACGAGGATTTATACATCGCTAAAATGTATGCTAACGGTCGTGCTGATCGCAATGATTCATTCTTAGTTTACGATATTACTGGTTTAGTTGATCCTAATACGGTAAAACCACCGGCAGGAGAATAAGGAGTGATCCTTAATGGAAAATAACCAATCAGAGGTGACCTTAGTGTCACCTTTTGATTTGCTTGATGAGGTGAAAGAAGCACTAGCAATTACGTGGAATGAGGAAGACAGTAACATTATAAAGCTGATAGATCTTTCTGTTTACTACATCAATGATTTAGTAGGCGTTGAACTTGATCTGAAAGTCAACTTATCCGCACGTGAGTTAGTTATAAACCGCATTAGATACGAGTATAACAACGCTTTAGATCAATTTGAAACTAACTTTGAACAACCACTTTCAAGGCTGATTTTACACGCCGCCTTAAAGGAGAGGGAAGTATAATGGCAATCGAACGGCATAGAAAGACTTATAATGACGGGTTTGTAAGTGTCATGGAGAAGAAAACTATTCGAAATGACACTAAGAAAGTAATCAGATATGAAAATGTCGAGATGATCAAACTTAGATTTGCAGAACTTTCGTGTCGTGAGATTGATATACAGCTAGTGAATAGTGTGGGAAAACAGTTAGATATGAAGATTGAAACGTTGCATGCTCCTATATTTAAGAAAAAAGATGTGGACAACCTAACTCTCAAATTGCGTGGCGTTTCTTACAGCATTATTAAAGCTGATCGTTTTAAAAACAGCATGTATTTATATTTACAAAAGGTTGGTGGTCTTGATGACACTGAATGAACTGATTGAAAAGTATAATCTTAAATTAGTTGAACATTTAGAGGTGTTCTTCAATGGTGCTCAAGTTTACCAGGATATTGTACAAGAAGATGAAGCAAATCTATCCACAATTAATCATGTTGTGTTTGAGACTGGTGGATTCGAAAGAACAGGCGCCACAAATTACAATCAAGAAGTTACTGTTTATTTCTTCTCGGAAAATAGAGAAGACTTGGACATTCTACAATTGGAATTCATGGGCAGCCTTGCTAAAACTGGTCATACCTGCAATAAATCGCTCAAAGACAAAATGAAAAAGAAAGATACTGAATTCTTTGTGGATGTACTCACATTTGAATTAACGAGGAATATCAAACTTGTCTGCTAAGTTTAGCGTTGATTCGGCGCAATTTGAAGCCTATCAAAGAAATATTGAGCGATTGCCAAACGTTGCAGAGAAAGTTATTAACGAAGGATTAAAAAAGAAAGTATCGCCTATCATGGTTAATTCGATTCTTGGTTTAATCCCGATTTCGGATAGAAAGAAACTTCACGCCAAACTTTCAAAATCAATTCAAGGTACGTTGAAAGAAAACCTGACTTTAACTTTAAAACCAAAACCTAAATTTGCTTACCTAGTGTTTCCTGATTTGGGTGTTGGTAAAAGTAAGGGGAATGATCCTGAAAGATTTATGGAGCACGGTGTGGATAGAGAAACAAATAAGTCTGTTGAGGAATTAAACAAAGCATTGATAGAAGAAATTAATAAGACATTAGGAGGAAATTAAATGCCTACAACTACAATTGACGTATTTGATGCCGTCGAGATTAAAAACGCAAGTGTACTTTTTAAAGGTGAATCGGTAACAAGCCCTTTCGGATGTATCGGTAAATTAGATGCAGAAACGGAAATCAAATCAATCGCAAAAATTTGCGGCGGTGTAACGAAAAAGAAAAAATCTAAGCCAACACAAGTAACGGTTAAAATTTCCGGTCATATCGAACTGAAAGTCGCTCGTGACATTTTCGGGCTTAAAAATGACGGTTTGATTGATAATGTTTACTCTTACGGCATCGACAGTGTGGGTAAAGATTTCGCGTTTGTCGCTGAAGAATACGATACATTTGAAGAAAACAATCGTTTGATTGCATTCCCTGCATGTTCTGCTGCTACTGGATTCGTTAAGAGTATTGAAAATGGAGCGGATGAATTAGCTGAATTCGAATTAGAAATTACTGCTTTACCAGATACTTATGGAAAATTCTATTATGAGGGTATTAATTTACCAGCGGACGTTCAAACGAGATGGTTAACTAAGTTCGATCCTGCCGAATTACAAAAGGTAACTCCATAATAAAAAAATGAAAATACTTAGGGCGCTCTAGTTAGCGCTCTTTAATTTTGTCTAAAAGGAGAGATTTATTATGTTAGAACAAATTACATTAGCGAACAGTGAAGAAGTAAAGGTAAATGCAAACTTAACAGCTTTAACGCTGTTCAAATTAGAAAAAGAAGGCGTTATTGGCAAGTCATTTTTAGGGACGCTATTAACAACTGGCGGTACTCAAAACATTGATTTATTAGATGCTTTCCGTGTTGTTTATGCAGCTTATCGTCAAGCTACGCCAATTGAATATATGGGGTTTGAAGGATTCATGGAACAATATGAAGTTAACATGACTGAAGCGTTCGAAATCTTTGGTGCTGTTTTAGGGAAACAAAAGGATAAAAACCAAATGGCTCAAGGGTTCCAGGATAAAGCGAAAAAAAAGGCTTAAAACTTCCTAAATTCGAAATTGAGTGCGTCGTAGACCTATATAGTCTCTACGTATTTATTTTTGAAATCTCGGAGAATGATTTCTGGACTCTACCTTTACGTGACATTCAAAGGATCGCTGAAAACAAAAGTGCTTACGAAGGTTGGAAAGCTTACCTTCAAGAGAAGGGGAGTGAAAAATAGTGGCTGGACCTTCAAAAGAAACGGTAATAAAGTTTAGGGCTGATACAGCGGATTATAAAAAGAATATTAACGATATAAATCGCGAAAATAGAGCCTTGAATCAAGAATTAAAGTTGACACAAACACAAATGAAGTTGACTGGATCAGAAGTCGATAAGCATGCAACTTCTCTATCCACACTTGAGAAACAATATGAATTAGCTAAACGGAAGACGCAAGAAACGGCACAGCAATTACAAAGAGCAAAACAAGTGTGGGGAGAAAACTCTTCAGAAGTAAAAAAGCTTGAAGAAGCGATGAGAAAAGCTCAAATTGCTGAAGCTGAAATGTCAAACAAAATCCAATTGACAACACAAGCATTAGACCGAGCTAAACAAGCTGAAGCGGAACGAAATAGCGAATCTTCAAAGTCGAAGCAAAAGTTAAGTGAATTACAACGTGCCGAGTCTCTATTAGTGACAGAAACTAATAAATTGAAATCAGCTTTAGAAGAGGAACGTGTCGCATTAGGTAATAGTTTATCGGCTTCAGAAAAACTACAAATGCAGCAAAGGCATTTGGGTGAACAATTAGAATTAAGCGCACGTTCGGTTAAAAATCTAGAACAGCAATTAGAAGCAGCGAAAAGCGCCTACGGTACGAATTCTGCTGAAGTTAACAAATTAGAAACAAGATTAAACGAAGCTAGAACAGCTGAAATGAGATTAAAGAATGAAGTCGAACAAGCTAGTACATCATTAAGAGAACAAGCGAATGTAGCCGAAAGGACAGCTTCTAAACTTAAAGAAGTTGGCAATTCAACTAAAGAGATTGGTGAAAAACTATCTACCACTGTTGCTCCTGCTATAGCTGGCGTTATGGGTATTACAGGTAAATGGGCAGCTGATTTCGATACATCTCAAAAGCAAATTCAAGCATCATTAGGCTTAACCGCTAAAGGTGCGGAGAATGTGGGTAAAGTAGCTGAAGATGTATTCATTAAAGGTTGGGGAGAAAACTTACAAGAAGTAGATACGGCTGTAATGAAAGTATGGCAGAATATGAAGGACGTTCCTCTTGACGAATTACAAGGTGTTACAGAAGGCGTTCTAGCGTTATCTAAAACTTTTGATATAGATTTAAACGAAACAACTCGTGGTGCATCTGCATTAATGACACAATATGGAGTGACAGGGCAAGAAGCCTTAGATGTCATTACGGCTGGTATGCAAGCTGGACTTGATAAATCAGGTGAATTCACGGATAACTTAGCGGAATATACGCCGTTATTCAAACAGGCTGGATTCACTTCTGGTGAAATGTTAAACATTCTAAAAAACGGATTAGATGCAGGAGCTTACAATTTAGATTATGTGAACGACCTAGTTAAAGAATTCGGCATTCGTATTCAAGACGGATCGAAAGCTACAACTGATGCTATGGGCGGGATGTCAAAAGAAACGCAAAACTTATGGAAAGAGTTCGAAGCTGGTAAACGCCCTGCTGCTGATGTGTTCAAAGCTATTATTAGTGAATTAAGAGGGATGGACGATCAAGTCACAGCCACACAACTTGGTGTAGGTATTTTTGGAACAAAATTCGAAGATCTTGGAAATGAAGCTGTTTATAGCCTGACGGAAACAAATGGTGAATTAGATAATACAGCTGGAAGAATGAAAGAGTTGCAAAAAATTCAAGAAGACACGTTTGGGCAAAGAGCAAAAGCACTTTACCGTGAATTGCAAAAGGCTTTCGAACCTCTAGGTAAAGTATTCCTTGAACTTGCAGAACAAACATTACCAGTTGTGGCAGATTCTCTTAAATCGCTTGCTGATGCGTTTAGTAGTTTATCACCAGAAACTCAAAAAACTATTGGTGTAATAATAGCTATTGTAGGGGCTTTAGGTCCACTGCTCTTAATACTAGGCCCGATTATATCTGCTATAGGTTCGGTGATAGGAGTAATAACCACTGTAGTCGGTTGGATAGCAGCAGCAGCCGAAGCGATAGGAATAGTTGTGGCAGCGATAGCTGCTTTCGTTGGTGCTCCTGTAGCGGCTGTAGTTGCAGCAATAGTAGCGATCATTGCAATTGTAGTTGCTGTAATTGCTGTATTCAATAACTGGGGCGGTATAACTGATTGGTTGAAAGAAAAGTGGAGTGAATTCACAACATGGATGTCGGAATTGTGGACTAGTATTTCTGAAGGTGCATCAGTAGGTTGGGCTAGTTTGATGGAAACGATATCGACTAGTTGGGATGCTGTAGTCGAATATTTCAGTACGAAATGGGAAGAGTTTAAAACAGCCTGGTCTGATTTCTGGACTCAATTCGGCGAAATAGCTAAACAACTGTGGACAGGAATAATCGAATGGTTCTCCACAACATGGGATTCGTTCATTGAGATTTGTTCTACAGCCTGGGAATCGGTTAAAGAAGGTTTCTCAATGTTCTGGGAAGGTTTGAAAACAATCGCTCAAACTGCTTGGGATATCCTTTTTGGAATCATAACATTCCCTCTACAATTCATTTTAACTGCATTCATTTTAATATGGGAATTGATAAAGGAACCTGTACTTGCATTTTGGGAATGGATTAAAAGTTACATCATTGAATCGTGGAATTACATTTCTTCTACGTTTACAGAATATAGAGATTTATTGGTTAATACTATTACAGAATTATGGAATACGATAACGAGCGCAACTAGTACAGCGTGGAATTGGATTACTAATATAATCCGTGAAGCGTGGCAATGGATAACTGATACTGTAAATGCGTTTTTGGACCCTATCAAACTTAAAGTACAGCAAGGTTGGGATTACGTATCGAATGAAACATCTCAAGCGTGGAACGCGGTTTCGACGTTTATTTCTGATGCTTGGAATGAAATTGTTGGGTATATTAACGACGAGATAAATAAAGCGAAAGATGCCGTTACAAGTGGATGGAATTCAGTTAAAGATACAACTACAAGTAAATGGAATGAAATCACATCGTTAATTTCTAGTGTTTGGAATACGATAACTTCAAATATAAGTAATGCTGTAAATGAAGTGAAAAGCAGAATTGAAGGCGCTTGGAATGTTGTCAAAGCGGTTACTATTGGGATTTGGAACAATATAGTTTCTTCTGTAACTGGACATTGGGATAACTTGAAATCGAGCGCAACTAGTGTTTTCAATTGGATTAAAGATAAAATTACATCAAATTGGGATTCTATCTCTAGTGTATTAACAGCTATTTCAGGACCGATAAAAAGTGTAATCGGTTTTTTTAAGGATTTATATGACGGAATTAGCAAGTGGATTGGAAAAGTTGTAGATAAAATAACAGGTGCTTGGGATAAGGCTGGTAACATATTAGATAAATTAAATCCGTTTAGCTCATTCAGCATAAGTGTGGATGACAATACCAAAGGTCCGTCGTTAGCTCCTCGTAGCTTTGCCGCTCCTGCTTTAGCATCACCAATGGCACCGATGGCATTTGCACCTACAACGTTTGCTAGCGGGGGAATTCTAGGTGATGCAATGTCAAAAATAAATAACATCATGAGTGACGGCGGAATGCTTTCTGGATTACCTAGCCTAGCAGGGAATGCATTAAACAGTGCAGCTGGTGTTACTGTTATGAATCATCAACCACAAGAAATTAAAAACGAAGTTACTTTCCACACTGTTGTCAAAAATGATAGAGATTTAGATAGAACGTTTGAAAAAGCTGACGAATGGTTCGCTAAAAGAGGTCAAGCACTAAACATCGGTAAAGGAGGTTCTACACGTGCATGATATTCGGATAAACGATAAATTAGGACAAAACTACCATCTTTGCATGGTAGACCGTCCTAAAATACCGACTGCTAAAAAAAAGGTTGAATTTATTGAAGTTGACGGTAGAGAAAATGGAGCGTTAACAAAAGAAAAAGGTTATGAAGATGTTGATTTTACAGTTGAGTTTAATTTACTCGAAGATGAAAATATCAAACCTTTATTACGAAAAATAAAAGCATGGATAATGAGTGCTAAGATCGTTTCATTCACTGACGACTATGTTTATAGAAAGATAAAGTCAGTTGAAATTGGAGATATAGATAATGAAATAGAGGAATACGGTAAGTTCCAAGTTACATTTACAGCTGATCCATATGAGTACGCTATTGAACAGCCAATTACAATAACAATTCCCGTTACGATTATGAATCAAGGTACATTACACTCTTTACCGAAATTAACGATTTATGGAACAGGAAATATAACAATGCAGATTAACGGCATTTCATTCCAAATAAAAGGCGTTAATCCTTTTGTTATTGTTGATTCTGATTTAATGGAATGCTACTACAATACAACTCCTATGAATGACAAAATGGTTGGGAAGTTCCCTACATTTAAAGAAGAAGAAAATACAATATCGTGGACAGGGAGTGTATCTAAAATCGATATAGAAACAAGGTGGCGATACATTTGATTACACTTTATAAACCTAACGAAACAGACTTTATCCACAATGGTATAGGTATTCTTGATAATAACATCTATGAAGCTGAAATTGAGGAAATTTTAAACGGTGTTTACACACTAAGATTTAAATATCCTCTTTTCTCTCCACATGGATTAGATATAATTGGGCAATCAATAATCAAAGCGCCAACGCCTGATGGAGAACAATTATTTCGTGTAGCAAATCCACATCCAACTAACGGTGAGGTACAAGTATTTTGTTATCACATTTTCTATGATTTAGTAGATAACTTTATAGAAGATACAAACATCGTGGGTAAATCAGGAATGGGCGCTTTAGATCAAGTTAAAGGCGCTCTACAATATCCAACTAAATTTGATTTTTATAGTGACGTTGCGAAAACTAATAATGCTCGTTTAGTCAGAAAAAATCCTGTAGAGTTCCTGCTTGATGGTGGACAAGATAATTCATTCTTAAGACGTTGGGGTGGAGAGTTATTACGTGATAACTTCAACGTTAGAATGTTAAATAACCGTGGCCGTGATCGTGGTGTTGTAATCCAACGTAAAAAAGATTTATTAGGCTATGAAGCGGATGTGGATTGGCAATCTGTTATTACAAAGATAATGCCACAAGGCGCGGATGAACTACTATTACCAGAAAAGTATGTAACTAGTACATTGGTTAATAAATATGTAAATCCTAAAATCAGAAAGATTGATTTTCCGGATGTTAAAGCCAAAATAGGTGATGCCTCTAACGACGACGATGCATTACCATTACCGGATGCATTGAACAAATTACGTGCTGAAGCGTTAGCTATGTTTAACGAACAACATGTGGATCAACCACTGGCAACTTATAAGATTAAATTCCAGGAGCTATCACAAACAGAAGAATATAAAGATTTCGCAGTTATGCAACGTGTTTATATGGGTGACACGGTAACTGTACAACATTTAGAAGAAGGTATCGACGTCAAGGCTAAAGTCGTATCTTACAAGTACGACCCATTGAACGAGGAATATACAGATATCACAATCGGCAACTATAAAGAGTCATTTACTGATGTAGCTAACAAAGTAGATAGAATGCAAGATAATTTAGATGGTTTAGAAACTAGTTTTCTAGAAAAAGCTAAAGATCGCGCTACAGATTTGATTAACAGTGGCTTCGGTGGTCATGTTCGTATATATCCAGAAAGAATTTTAATTATGGATACAGATAAGGAATCTACAGCTAAAAAGGTTTGGCAATGGAATATCAATGGATTAGGTTATTCAAAAACTGGTATTAATGGTCCGTACGGTTTAGCAATGACGATGGACGGATCTATTGTCGCAGATTTCATAACAACCGGTAAATTAAACGCGTCGATGGTACAAGCCGGATTTAATGAATTCGGCAGCGTAATTAAATTATTACCTGAAGGTTTGGAATCTCGTGTTAGCGGAAAAAGACGGATGCAATTAGATACTATAGGTAGACTCAATGTATTTGATGACAGCGAAACGATGATTGGTTTCCTCGGTTATCAAGGGAAAGTAGATATACCAGGGAAAAAAGGTGTAAGCGTCGCTATACGTCCAAACAGATTCTTGAGTTTATCCGTTTACAATACGGCTTCAGACTACTATAATCCGTATTTTGAAATCGTAGACGACTCTAGTATGTATGGAATTTCTGGGAATCACCTGTGGAAAGACCTTTTAACGAATGGCGTAAAAATTGTGTTTAATGCTAGTAGCGAGGGAAGGGCGAGAAATTATATTCAAGAACTTGCTTATGGTGGCGGATCTAATAGATTGGCTTTAGTTTCAGATCAAGGTATTGATTTTGCACAATTAGTAGGTGGTTCTCCAACAACTGTGTCTGGAATTAGGGACGACTACTCTTTTTCGCATGGTAGATTCTACGCAAATGGTGGTGTAGCGCTTGATGGAATGGGAACAAACATTGTTAACAACGGCGTTTATAAAACAAGTTCATATTCTCTAGCTGTAAGTAGCGCAATAAAAGTTATGTTAGCTTATACGATTAACGGTGGTTTTTATGAAGTGTTTAGTGTAACAGCTAAAAACAATTTAGATGCATACGGTGAATTAAACATGCATAATTGGTCAATTGTTAACACTTCTTTAAATAGAACTTTAGTTAATAACAACATAGAACAACCGATGTCTTTTGCTAGATCGTTAACAAAAGTTAATGCAACTAAGAATATGTCTGGTGTAATGACTTCTTCTGAAACCTTTACCCACATTGGGGAAAGTGAAACTACAGATGGACAAGTTAAGATTGACTTACCTATATTCTTCCAAAACGAAACAAGTAATTACCACGTTTTTATTAGTAAGTATGGACGTGGTGATATTTGGGTTTCTGAACGTAATGCAAAATATTTCATTGTGGAAAGTGATAACGACATTTCATTTTCTTATGAAATTAAGATTGTGAAAGAAGAGGAATTGTCAATACGCCCTATGTTAGCGAGGTCAGCGAAAGCAAGATCGAGTATCTTTGATATGGCAAGTGATATTCCAGAAGAATTAACTGTAGACAATGATATCGGAATTGATGAATCTGAGTACAAAGGAGTGGAAATAGATTATGAAAACCAGATTAATCCTTGATATCAACAAAACACAATACGCACAATTAAACTCCATTGTCACTGGTCGCGTTGGCGATAAAGTAAGTAATGTTGTAGATGTTTATGTAATAGACGGCGGAATTCCATATAATTTAACAGGACTAAAAGTATTTTTTGAATGTGCAAAGCCCGATAATACAGTTGTTCGTGATGATACTGGCGTAAAAATGATTGATGCCGCAAAAGGTTACTTTGAATATACATTCCCTACTGAAACGTTCGGAGCAATTGGTAAGGCAAAACAGGCTTTTATGTCGATTGAAAAAGATAAAACAATAAGAGCAACAACACAAGATTTTGTATTAATTACATTACCGGATGCGACAACAAATCGTATTCCATCAGAATCTTATCTTTCTGATTTAGAAAAATTAATTCAAGAATTAAATGAAATGGCATTAGAAGAAGTAAACAGCCAAGCCGCCGCGGAAGCGGCAGCAGCAAAAGAGTTTGCGGAGAAAGCTAATGGATTATCTAATAATGTACAAAATCAATTAGATACGATTGTAATTAAAGGTGATTCTTCAGTTGAAGCGGCACAAGCAAGGGTTGATTTAGATGGTACTGTTTCATCAACATTGAAGGTACGAATTGACAATGAACAAAAAAAGATAAAAGATTTAAATGAAAAATTATTAGATACCATTACGCTAACTCCTTCTGGCGGAAATGATACATCCGCTTGGAACTATTGTGTAAACCATTTAGCTAATGGCGGTACATTGTATTTGACAAGCGGTGATTATCGTATTGATTCAGGAATTTTGAAATCGAATATAAAAATACATGGTAGAGGCAATGTTCGTATTCTCAGTGATGCGAGCGTTTTTAATATTAACAGTGGAAGTACTAATGTTGATAATAACATTGTCAATGTAACGTTCGAATATCTTAATTTCGAAGCTATTACAAAGGTGTTCTCTGAGCAAATACATTTATGTAGACTTAGTGGAATTAGCGATTTTACATTTAGAAGATGCACGTTTAAAGGGTTTAGAGGCGATGCTGTATATCTAGGTAGTGGAGATGCAGGTCAAGAACGACATAATGAGAATATTAATTTTGATAAATGTATTTTTGACGGTGTAGCTAAACAAAATAGAAATGCTATCAGTATAATTGATGGCGATGGAGTTTATATTGATCGATGTGTTTTCAAAAATTGCACGCAACCAAATATGCCTGGAGCTGTTGATATAGAACCCAATTTATATACGTGGTCGATCGTTAAAAATATACATGTAAAAAAATGCAAATTTAAAAATATCGGTGGAAATACAGGTGTCGTTGGGATGAATTTACCGTTATCTCAGAGCCAATTGAATAATCCGGTTGAAAATATTACAATCGAAGGTTGCTCAATTGATACGACAACTGACACTCAAAGTGGATTCTTCTTTAGACAGGTACAAACTACTCCTATCGATAATAATTCGACAGGCTTAAACATTAAAGTTATTAACAACAAGGCGAAAAATATAGCGTCAAGACCATTTAGCATAGTAGGAATAAAAAATTTAACGTTAAGCAGAAATGAGTTTGAAAACACCAAAAGTGGTGGCATCATTTCTTATACGTCACCAACTGATAAATGTATTTTCATTAAATTAAGTGATAACGTATATAAAAAATGTGGAACGGCTGAAGGAAAAGGTCTTTCAATATTCTCAGTTGAACGACTTGATATTATCCGCGATGTATTTGATGATTGTGGGATAACTGGAAATACCAATGGATATGGAATTGATTTTAATGTTGGAACATCATCTAACGTGCGCGTTATTGGGTGTGATTTTATTTCTCCGACTGGAACGATGAGTATAGCTATACAAAAAGAAGTGAGCCATACTTTTACAGCAAATACAAATACAGATCAGCAAAACAAATATAACAGTCTAACCAATAACTTCACAGCATCATTGAAAGATCCAGTGTATTTCTATAATAATGGTTCTTATGATTCAACAAAAGTCCCAGACGCATTTGGGATGGGTACGGAAATATCGATTGTTAATGGTGACAATAACTTACCTTCATCTTATAAACAAGGTACTTTAGTAACAACAGTTCCATCAACAACTGTTGGATTCCGCAAATTCATGACGCAATGGTTTTATCCGGCTAACAATGAAGCTACTACTTTGTCAGACATGTATTTTAGAAAAGGACTTATTGCCTCTAATGATTGGTCAGCGTGGAAGAAAATAACTGGAGTATAGTGTCAAATATCTTTTAAAACGGTAAAGATAAGCCTTAACGGAAACAGTTGACTCGTTACCCCTTCCATCTTATTCTATATATATGTGGAAAATGGAAGGGATGGCAAAATGGCAATAAACATTAACAAAATTTACTCTTATCCTGCGTATTTATTATTCTTTATGATGCTATTCGCTCCAGCATCATATAAGCCTATTAAAATAATACTAATAGGTTTAACCTTATTAATCATAGTAGTGAATATTATGTTTAATAAAAGAGGTCAGATAAATATTGACATGAGAGTATTAGGGATTACTTGGTTTTTAGTATTAATGGGATTAATATTTATGATGATTGGATCGTTTAACGGTAATCCTGGAGCGCTTACAGTAGGGACGGTTCATGTTGTTTGGCCTATCCTTTATTTAATACTTATTATGGGGATTACAAGCCAAGGAATATTAGATGGGATAATGAAAACATTGGTGTTTTCAACGATTATCATAGAAGTGTATATTCTAACGTTTGTCCTTCATAGCAAGGGTACACTTCCTAGTTTTTTATATTTGGAATTGGATTTAGGGCAGTCTATCGGATTTTATGGAAATTACATGGAATTCAATATATACTCTTTATCTTCACTAATATTTTTACTTCCATTTATATTTTCCGCTCTGTGCGTTTGGCAAAAAAACGACCAAATACAAATCAAAAAAATATGGTTATGGTTAGCGTTGGGATTAGGGTGTATTGTTTTGTTACTCTCTGGTAGACGTGCACTTTTTCTTACAACAGCAATATCTCCTATACCATTAATGTTTTTCGTATGGTTTTTACCAAAGCAGAAAAAAAAATTAATAAAAAGAACAATGCGCAAAATGTTTGCTTTGCTCTTCGTGTTGATTATCGGAATACTCATTTATGTGCAGTCTAGATTCGATTTTGACTTTACGGTATTCACACAAATGTTTAAGTCAGGATTTGATTTCACTGACACAAGTAATGAAAGCTCATACCTAAGGTATTTGCAATTCAACGCTTTGATAGATGGATGGAAAGAACATCCTTTATTCGGCGCAGGTTTAGGAGCGCAAGCGGGTAATGTAATAAGAAATGCAGCAGCTCCATGGGATTACGAGTTGCAATATGTCGCATACCTTTTCCACACTGGTATAGTTGGATTCCTTTGTTATGCTTTTGGTGTAATATGGATTTTCATTAAAGGATTAAAAATGTTTAAACGTGGAAGTGAAGAAAGCGTCTATATGATCCCCGTACTTGTAGGGACTTTTTGTTTCTTAGTAGCAAATGCGACAAACCCTTATTTAGCAAAATACGATTATCTTTGGGTTATTTTCTTACCAGTTGGAATATTAAATTATTGGTTATTGAGGGGAAAAGGAAAAACTACAAAAAGAGCGGAAACTACAAAAAGCGAAGAAACACTTGATTTTCAGAATCAACAATTAACGAATATATAACCTAAAAAATACTTTAATACAGTAAAAAAGGAAGCCGAACTAAGCTTCCTTTTTGTTTTGAAAAAACATATTTATGCCGATTTCTCGAATTTGTTTTGTGGTTTTTTAATAAGTTTTTTACCCAAACCAATTGAAGGCTCTTCAATTAACTTATACATTATGCTTGCGATTATAATTGAAACAAAAGGAACCGAAACAACGATAAGTTCTATAGGTAGAAAACCTTTTAACGTATAAACAGAAGCTAAAATAACAATAGGATGAATTAGATATAAACTATAAGATATCTTTCCTAAATAAACTAGCTTCGCATTTTTTAATTTATTTTGGAATTTTACAGCATTCAAAGCAAACATGAATAATATTAAAATAGCGATAGTAACACACACATTAACGAATGTTCTTAAAATGATGAAATAGATGCCGCTACTGGTTTTGAGTTCTCCTAGTCCTGGGACAATCCATTCAATGGAATACATTAAGATTGCGAAGATAACTATGAGTGTTTTAGAAATTGTGCTTTGGCGGTTATAAAACACCTTAACGGAATCTTTGTATTTAGCGAAAACGGCGCCAATAACAAAGAATGAACAGTAGTAAAAAGTGTCACCAATTGTTTTTAAAATAAACGATAAGTCGTCTACTTTAATCACGAGTGATGCGACTACAAAAACGAACCATAAAGAATAAGTTGTTAATAAACCTATAACGAGTGATTTTTTCCAATCATATTTCATAATAGGTATCATCACGAGAGGGAAGAAAATTGAAATTCTCATCTCGTGAATCAAGCTCCAAGTGACTGTGTTAAAGTTATGTGTATCAAAACCTAGCATGAGTAAATATGATAATGCCGATTTGAACGTTAGAGGAGTTGACCACATTTCATTAAACCAACTACTAAGAGAGGAAATCGGGTTATCAACTTCCAATAAATTGAACAAAAGAATAGATAAAATCATAGTAAATATGTACGGCAAGTAAATTCTGCAAACCCTCTTAATAAAATAGCTTTGGTAAGTAGTAGTTTTATTGTTTAAAAAAGGTAATGACAGAACAAATCCACTAAGTATAAAAAATAGTATTACAGATTCGCTACCAGCCCATAGGATATGGAGTGGTGAATTACTTAATAGTCGAACAATTGAGGAACTGATAAACTCATGGTTATAAGCTGCAAAAAAGACTGTGAATGTTAACAAACAGTGATGTATAACTACTATCAATGCAGCTAAACCACGTAGTGAATCTAGTTCTTCATAACGTTTAGACATGCGCGCTCCCCCTAAATATAAGATTAAGATTACATTATATATTTTAAATGTATTAATGTGAATATTTTTTGTAATCATTAATACATTTTTTTACATAAAACAGCATCTATAACAAAACTAAGCGTGCATATAGCAGGCTTTTTTAATTTGAGAAAAGGAGTGAAAAGATGGATCGTATTGATGTATTAATAAAAACATTTATTTTTAGCTTCGGTGGCTTCTGTGGGTACTTTTTAGGAGGGTGGGATGCGACATTGAAAGTTCTGGTGATCATGGCAGCTATTGACTATATAACAGGCGTATTGGCAGCAGGATATAACGGAGAGTTGAAAAGTAAAGTGGGATTCAAAGGCATCGCCAAAAAGGTGGTGCTTTTTCTTTTGGTTGGCGTGGCAACCCAATTAGATACAGCACTCGGAAGCAATAGCGCTATTCGTGAAGCGACAATCTTTTTCTTTATCGGAAATGAATTACTTTCACTTTTAGAAAATGCGGGACGTATGGGAATACCACTTCCACAAGCATTGACGAACGCAGTTGAAGTTTTAGGTGGTAAACAAAAACAAGCAGAGAAAAAAGGAGAGGTTG